TAGATAAGCCTAGATTGAACGGTCTTAGGCGGACTTCCGCTTCGACCACACGGACCAAGCAGCGACAGCCAAGGTGGCAAGGGCACCCGAAACGGCGAGAACCGTCTCCGAGTCCACCACACCCTTGGCAACGAAGAACCCGCCCAGCGAAGCGGCGAGGGTGCGGACGATGCCTGCAATCTGTTCACCAGTCATGTTGTACTCCTATAGGGCCGAAAGGGGAAGAGGGGGCCGAAGCCCCCTCCCCCCGGATCATCAAGTCGAACCCGGCGAAGCGAACATGCCGAGCGGATCCGACCAACCGAACGAGTAACGCTCACGGGCCTTGTAGCGGACATTGCCCGTGTCGAAATCACCGTCCATCGAGTTGGCCAGCGGCGCACGGACGAAGTGCTTCATGCCATTCGGAACGTCGGTCGTGAGGAACCAAGCGTTCGGATCGGTCAGGAAGTGGTTCACCGTGTAGCCACCGGGGATCGAACCCATCGCCTTCAGCGCGTTGATGTCGTTGTCGGTCGTGCCAACACGGAGTTCCGTGTCGAGCAGTCGCTTGGCGACGAACATCAAGGACGGCGGGACGATGAGTTTGCGCGGCTTGGCAGCGATGAGGAGGCCACGCTCGTCAGTCCACCCAGCGATCTGGATGACCGACGCCTCAAGCGAGGTCTCATTGAGGTCAGCAGCCGTGAGGCGGTTGCTGTTGGTCTCACCGTTGGTAAGGGGGTGCGCCGCCGAGAAGAGCGGAACACCGTCGCCGCCGGTCTGAAGGGCCGAGAAGCCGTAGTTCAGAACGGAAGCCGCCTTGACCTGCTTCGTGTACGCCATCGCACGAGCAAGAGCCTTGGTGTAGCGCTTGCTGAGCGAGTCGTACAGGTTGTCCTCAACCGCTTCCTCCGTGATGGCGAAGCCGAGAGCGATGGTCTCGTGGTTATAACGAGCGGTCCAAGCCTCCTGCGCATTGTCGTACGCAATCGCCTGACCTTCGTTCTTGACCGGAGCCGCCGAGAAGCCCGACAACTTGGTCTCTTCTTCGAAGGAACGCTCGGAGGTCTCAGTCTCGTAGATCTCCTTGTGTTCCTCACCGTACTGCTTGTACTCCAGACCGAACAGGGCGTTCAGACCGGGGAGCAGTTCCTTCAACAGTTGTGCGCGTGAAATAGCCATTTTCTACTGCTCCTTAAGCCGTGGTGCTGCTGTAGTAACCGTGGGTCAGGAGATTGATCTTGACGAGGATCTCCGGATACACGGTGAACAGGATGCTGGACGCCGCCGGGATCGCCGTGACACCGCCCGGAACCGCAACCGCCGCGTTGAGCGTGACCGAAGTCGCACCCGCCGAAGCACCCGCAGTCACGAAGGACGAGGTCTCGATGATCTGGCCGTTCGACGCAAGGTACGACACGCTCGCACCGACCGGGATCGCAGCCGAGAGGCCCGAACCAGTCAGAGTGATCGCCGTGCCCGAGGACGAACCCGTGCCCGTGGCAACGACCGCAGTCTCCTCAACCACACCGACGCAGCGAAGCGGCAGGATGGTGGAAGCCGGGGTCGCAACCGGAGCGAGGACAGCGTTGGCCGAGTTGCCCGTATTGAGGCTCGACGCAACAGCCGCGTTGTCGATAGCCGACAGGTTAGTGCCGACCAGCGCCTTCGCGCCCGAAGCCACGACCGTCGTAGCCGAGCAGACGACAGCCTTGAACACCGTGTCCGGATCGTCCACGACATAAGCGACCGCATCGCCAGCCTGCGTACCGCTGGGCCAGAACTGCGAGAACTGCTTCTGCTTGGTGATCGGATTGGTGTAGGAACAGCCGACGAACACGCCAGTGACAGCGTTGGAAGCGGTGGTCGCGCCGATCGCCGCACGGGCCACAAACCCGCGAGACAGGACGACGAAATCACCGTTGAAGATGTTCGTGGCGTAGCCGTACTGGATGGGATACATCCGAGTACTGCCAGCGAACACCTGACCGCCGATCAGATTGACCGGCTTCAGCCCGTACGGGGCTGCAACAGCAGGATAAGCCATTAGGTACTCCTAAAAGGTAAAGTTATTTACTCTTGCCGAACGACGTCGTGGACTTACGCTCGTTGAAGAGCGGCATCCTTGGGTCGTTCAACTTCATGTAGGTGTTGTCTACCGACTCGATCTGAGACTTCGCCTGCCGCTGATAGTAAGCGTCACGCTGGCGCATCATCTCTTCAGGAGCCTTGCAGAGCAACAGCCCGCCGATCTCGATGTTCCCCTTGAAGCGAGAGTTCGGATCAGCCTGCATCATCAAATTCGGATGGTCTTCAGCCTTTACAGGCTCCCAACCTTCCCGCAACTTTGCAGACGTGTTCGACGGGTCAGCAACGCCCATCATCGACGTCCGGATCCACCTGAACACCCAACCCGGCTGCGGCTCCGGTTCAGGGAGCGTCTGGGGCGGGGTCCAAGTCTTCGTGCGCTGCGCGGCCTCACGGTTTTCGAGTTCACGAGCGAGTCTATTTTCAGCCATTGTTCGTCTCCAGTTTCATGACTTCACGAGCATACTGCTCAGGGGAAAGACCAAATTTCTTGGCTAGTGCAAGAGCAGACGCCGTAAGGCGTACTTGCTTTGGTGCAGTCGATCTGGTGACTGGAGCCACGACATTGGCTGGTTTTGCGCGAGGGGCTACCTTTTCAGGCTCTTCCTGCGTATCCGAGAAGTTCTCAGGGAACCTCTTGCGAATAGTCTTGTTGATCGTGTCGTAGTATTCGTCACTACGGGGATCAACACCCGCACGGACCAGTTTTTCGTGCAAGCCAAGAGCGAGGGCGGTCATCTCCTCATCAGTCCCGAACCAGCGATTGTCCTGTTGCCATTTGGCAGCGCGAGGATCGACCGCAGCGGGCTGTCCAGCCTGTGGAGGTGTTTGTACGCTTGTTTCGGTTTCTTGTAAAGAGGGTCTGATTCTTTCGACCTCTTTACTTCGCAACTTGGCCTCAGTCAGGGCCTCGTTCGCAGCCGCAAGTTCCTCAGCATTACCTGATTCGTAAGCCTTAGTTAACTTTTCTTTAGCCGCTGCAAGTTCGGCAGCAGCCGACTTCGTGACCTCGTGGATGTACGCTTTTTCGCCTGTACCAAGGCGCTGCTTGAGTCGCTTGTTCTCTTCCAACTGCGCCTGAGCAAACCGGAGGGCTTCCTCCTTCTCGCGCTGCGCGGACTCCTTCTCGCGGCGCTCGTCGTGCCAGACCTTCTTCATCTGACCGAGGCGCTTCTTGACCTTCTCGGAGTACTCCTCAAGGTCATCCTTGTCCAACTCCTCCACAACCTCCTTGGGCATGGGGGCACGGCCACGATCCTGTGGCGGGGTATCGTCCTCTACGACGATGTCGAACTCGGGCTTCTCTTCCACCTTCTCAGCAGGTGCGTCAGCAGGCTGCTCGTCAGGGAACTTGAACTCTTCGTTGCTCATGTCTGCTCCTTATGCGCGACGGATGCCACGGGGGTCATCGACCACCGCTTCCACCTTGTCGTCGGTGATGATGCGGAACTCACGTCCGTGAATGACCACGCGGGTACCTTGGTACGGGCGAGTGAGGACAAAATCCCCTACCTTGCACCATGCCCCAGTCGGGAAACGGCTTTCATCCTTGTAGCAGAGATCGCCCATTTTCAGGACAAAGAGAACGACCGTAGTCTGCTCCTCGACCCGCTTGGTGTCCTCAGCCTTGATGATGCCACCCTCGTACTCCTCTTCCACGTGCGGGATTGCACAGAGGATGTGGTAGCCCTTGGGATCGGGCAGGAGTTTGGCCCTCGCGGCCTCTTCCTGCGTTTTCTCGATGTCGATGTTACTCATCTGCGGTCTCCAGCCGTTTTGCAAGGTCTTGGATGTAATTCTTTGCGAGTTCAAGACCCTGTAACTTCCCGCAAAGACGTTTGTACTCACCTTCGTCCGACTTGCCTTGGATCAGGTGCGCGACGATGGTCGCGGTCTCCTCGTTGAGTTTTTCCTCAAGGTAGTCCAAGCCGTTCGTGTAACTCATTGCTCACCTGCGCCTTTCGGCGGTTGCTGCACCCTCTGACGGGCGGATTCGCGCTGGATCTCGGCGGCTTCCTTTGCCTTGCCGATCTCGACACCGAGGCGGACACCTTCGCGGCCCTGTTCGGCCTTGTGCTTCTGGATGTCCACGCCGAGCCGAGCAGCCTCAAGTTGCTGCCGACCGGAAGTCTCAGCCTTGCGAAGGTCGAGTTCGTCAGCCTTGGCCGCTGCATCGAGCAAGTCCTTCTGCTGCTTGCGCTGCTGTTCAGCCTGCTTGATCTGCGCGTCGATCTGCATCTGCTGGGCCTTGGTCTGCGCCATCAACTGCTTGATCTGGAGGTCCATCATCTGCATCTGGACGAGCGGATCCTGTGCCTGCTGCTGAGCCTGCGCGGCCTGCGCTTCGGCCTGATCCTTCTGCAAGACACGCGCTGCGGCAGCGGCGACGAGCGGAGAGAGTTGCGCCTCAAACTCGGGCGGCAGGTCGTACTCCTCCTGATCATCCTGCGGCAG